AGGCTCCACGCGGTGTCGCGGAGCCTTGGATTCAAGATATACGGTGAAAAAAGTTAAGTAGGATCTCGCTCGTGAATCATCGTAAACCTCTACACGAGATACGTGATCCCGTTATGCACCTCAGCGCAATACCCCCCCTCCGCTCGTTTACGCCAGATATCCGATCCATATTTGATCGTCTGGATGCAATGGACCTTTGATTTGTCCGGCAGCCAACCAATGATCGGCGTTGGCCCGGCCGATGGACCGGACCGGATATTCAGGCCGGATTTGTTTTTGACCGCCATCGTTTTGACTTCATCGATGTTGTCGACCGTATTGTCTTCTGTGGTGGTTTCAGAGACAACTGGCACCGTGGTCTGGCCGCAATAGGCTGAGAATTCCTCCATCCCGCCATCGACCCAGATATTGAGGTCCAGGCTCTTTTCTTCCATCCCCAATCGCAGGCCGTCACCGGCGCCGTCCTCATCGATATCGCCGTCTGAGGCATACTGGCGGAAGCGCAGCTTCCCTCTCCATCCGCACTTGGCCATGACCGCTTTGATATCCGCCACGTTCCGTTTCTTGTTATACCAGGCGATATCCAGGTCCATATCCTTGAAGAAATCCCCGAAGAATGGCAGCAGGCCAAGGTTTGTATACAGGCCAGGTAGACCGCCCGAGAGATAGGAATATTCCTTTACAAATCCGCGTGCGATCTGCATCGGCTTCGAGTTGTTAAACTGGGTGATCATGAACCACGCCACAAATGATTCAGCGTCCAGGAATCCCTTGATCTCTCCCGGATCTGCCTTGATCGTGTTCCAGAAGAATTTTCCCTGCAGCGCGCCGAACAGCTCGGCCGATCCAACGTAATTATTTGGGCAATAATCCCAAAAATGGAAGGGGTACCTGGCTACGAATTTCCCGGGACGCTGGTTATATTCCCTCAGCAATTGCCATACTTTCAGGAATGTCCGGTCCACAAAACCATAGTCGCCGGCGCCTTGGGTTGCTTTCCAATAAATAAAAGACCCACCCAGGTCCGGCACGATCGTCACGTCCGGGAACTTTGCAGTTTCGATTCGGTCCATGTGACGGCTGCCGTCCACCCCCCAAATGGGAAACTGGCTCGCCATGAAGCGTTTTGACAGATCCAACAATGCTTTTTCTACCATTTTTTCTCCTTGGCGCTGGTCTGGCGCCGCCTAAAAAGACTACCTGAGCGATCGGGGTGAGATATCAACCTAATCCCGCGATTTTCTTGATGCTCGCTTTAGCTATCCCCGAGATCTTGCTGATCGACGCTATCAGAACGCCGGCAACCTTGCTGATCAGCGTGGAAGCATACTCGGCCGTTGGTGGAGTAAAGTTTGCAGTCCACCGGGCAATCCCTTTGCTGACCCGAAATTCGTCGATCCAACCGTTGAGATAATTGGATGTTCCTGACAATCCAATTCTCATAACCGCAGCTACATCTTGAAAAACCCCTGTTGACGTTTGCGTGGTACCTATTTGAGTACCGTTAATAAACATTAGGTAACTTGTTCCATTTTTTACAATCGCCACATGGTACCAGGTCGCATCTGCTGGGTTCCAGGCATTCGATATAGAAATCGCTGAATCACCTGTAGCAATCTCGAGAGCATTATTGTTTAACCTGATATGCCAAAAAGAGCTGGAGCCATATCTTTGAGAACAGAACCCCATAAGAGCTGTTCCCGGGTCTCCATTAAACCTTACCCAGAAATCAATGGTCCAATTATTTGTGTTTACTCCATCATCAAGTATCCATAATGAGCTATCTGGTGTATCAAGAAAATCGCTTGTAGCTGAAGCAAACAAAGCGGATGCACCGCCGAATTTACTTTGTGCTGTATCTATTTGAGCACTGCCGTGAGCGGTCCACGTAATCCCAGCCTCATCCGTGAAGGTTGTGGACGCATCCGCCCCGTTCGCATGTAGCAAAGATTTGGTATAGCTGTCATCAACCGCCATTAGGCATGCTCCACTTGCACAAGTTGCGGATTGAAGTACATCCGATCGGCATGTGTGGCCACACCCATGATCTGGATGACGTCATCCGTCCCCGTGGGCGCTGTTTGCGACAGTGTATTGCCGGTTGTCCCTGTCACAGTGCCGTAGATCAGCCCGCCAACGGTCCAGTTCCAGGTATCATCACGTGCGATTCCCATTAACAGGAAATTACCTCCGGCATCTGCACTTATCGATGCATCGGCGCACATCACAACAGCGCTCATGCTTGCGATTGCATCCGCGTCGATCAAGGCCGCTTTCCCGCTTGAATTGATGTAACACACGTCGCCAAACGCCAGGTTGGCCGCTGCAGTGAGCACGATCTTGATCCCGCTGACCAGGTGATCAGATGCTGGCGCCGCTGTGATCAGCATATCGGGCGGTGAGGCTACGATCCCGGCATCTTTGATCGCCTTTGGCGTCGCAAATTTCGCATCATCTGTGCCGGTGGTTATTTCGGCGCTGCTTGCTTTTACCGGCGTGGCCATGATCCCGGCATCTTTGATCGCCTTTGGAGTCGTGTATTTGGCGTCATCTGTGCCTGCAGTGACTTCTGCACCGGTGGCCTTGGTCATAGGCACGAGACCGGCGTCTGCGAGTGCTTTCGGAGTGGCAAATTTTGCATCATCGGTACCGGTGATGACCTCTGCACCGGTTGCTTTTACTGGGGTTACAAGTCCGGCTGCCACTTTCTCGGTGTCATAAACCCCACCGACCTTGTGTTCCACGACAAGATAATCATCAGTTGGATGTGGGACCGTCAGTAATTCTGGTAATACTGTGATTTGGGAATCTACAGGATCAGTCATTCATCGCCTACCTTATCCGTAAAACTGAAAAATGAGAGTAGTTATAGGTCACTGTGATCGTGTTGCCGACATCATTATTGAGGTAGACAGTAAAATAATCGCCGGCAACCATTGCTATTGGATACCCGGTGATCCCTCCAGAAACACTGCTGCCTGGCAATTGGATCCCAGCCACAACAATGGATCCATTCTTTACAATGTTGACTATCCAGGTGCCTGATGTTCCGGAATGTGCTGCATTAAGATTCACCATTGGCAAATAGACGCCATCCGATACGATCGTAATCCTTGAATTATTTACCGAATTGCTATGTCCGCCCCAATCATCGATCAATTCGTTGTTCCAGGTCAGTGTATCTGCGCTGGATCCGGCAATTGTTTGCGAAGTGCTGACATTATTCACGGAACAAATGCTTGATAATGCCCCTCCGCCCCAGGTTGGTACTCCTCCAACCACCTTAAGCATGTCTCCCTCAGCTCCGATCGGGATCCTCGCCTTTTCTGTGGCGCTGGTGTAATAGTCCAGATCACCGGCAGTTGTGCCTTTCCACATTGCAATGATCGAATTTACCAGCTTATTGTTTTTAGCTGCCGATGTGGGTTGCCCCGCCGAAATCAAATCAGGTTCTTCGTATGCCATCATTCCTCCAAATATTTTCTAAAATCCCCAGACAGTTCCGTCGTCCCAGGCGCTGACATCCCAAATCGCGAAATTGAATACATCCAGTCCTGCATCTTTAACAAAAAACGAATAGGTCAGTTTTCCGCCTGGCTTGATTTTGAATTTGACGCCCTGAATGAAAAAGTCAGAGTCCACTCCTGATACATCTTCTTTGTGATGGAATCGATCGCCGGGTTCAAGATATAAAAAGGCTCGCAATAATTTTGCTGACCGGTTGGCAACATATTCGATCTCCTGCACATCCAGACGTGGATCTTTCAACTGGCCAAGTATGACAGGCGCAATTTGCGAAAGGACGATCGGATCGTTTTGGTATTTCATGTTGAATTCGAGCGGGATTGGTCTGTTCGCGAGCACACTGGCATCATCTTGGACGGTTAAAGTGATCGGTTCCGGAATGTAAACTCCCTTTCCCACCGCCTCCAATTTTGTGATCCAACCGCCCGTCCCGTTATTTGTCAGCGTAAAGATCGGTTTACCGGTATAGAAGCTGGCCAGCGCTGTCAGGTTGGCCGTAAGGTCGGTCCCACTGCCGTCTTCGGATGAGTTCATCAGGTAATGAGTGGTGGGTGCCAACGGCGTCACCATATCGATCCCTGAAACATCTGAATAGATCCCGGTTGGATCTTTATAGGCGCCGGTAAGTACCACGGTGGCACCGGCGTCCAGGTAGATCGGGCTTGCCAGGCTGTAGAGGACGGTAGTGGCTGTTCCGTCCACTTTACGCGGAAAGGCGGTCATCTTTATCCTGTTGGCCAGGTTTTTCCCAGGGGAGGTTGTCATTTTGCTTTGCGAATTGTCGAAGGTCGCATCCTCTGCTTCGTGAAGGATGATTTTTCCTCCATCCGACTTGAGCAGGTGACCGCCATCTGATTTGAGTAAAAACCCACTTTCTGAGATCGCTTTCGGGATCTTGGATAGTGTTTTCTTTTCCGTAGTTCTTGTGTATAAACCTTCAACCACCAGCCCATTTCTTGTGAGATAGATATATCCAAGCTCCGAGATCACCAATTTCAAAAGCTCGACATAGGCTGTGGTCGTTGCAGAAACCGTATCAAAAAGGGTGTTGAAAACAAATGTCGCCGTCTTGTAAGAAACTGATTTCGGCTGCAGGTTCATTTCAGCCAAAATTGCAGCCACTCCATACATGATCGATTGGTTTTGAGCGAACTCAGGCGATTCCAGCTCATGCATCAGGGCTTGTTCGAACCAATCCCTCACGGTCACATGCACCAGTGGAGCTCCCAGCTTTCCGGTTTCCAGGTCGATCCCATCTGGCGGGATCAGACCGGTCCATTTTTCGATTACCGTTCCTTCATCGATGAAATCGATCCCTACTTCCAACCCTGTTTGGAATCCCGCTCTGCAGGAAGGATGACCTGGCGTGTAATAACCAATCACTCCCCCGCTGTTTGTGGCTGTGTTGTTCAACGAAAATTTCAGCTCACCCGGATCAGCGATTCGGGCCAGGGCTGTATTGTCGAAGATCCCATAAAAACCTTCGATATCGTCCTTGACGACATCAACCGTGAAGTAAGTCCAATTGATGCCGTCGAATTTTGCTTTCAGCTTATAAACAGGAAAAACGCTCATGATGACAACGCTTTTATTTTGACCATAGCCAGCGCAGTCTCTCGGCCGATTTCCTTCGCGCTCGGGCCATCGTATGAACTCTTGCCGGCAGGCGTTACCTTGACCTTTTCACCGCTTTGCACAGCCATGGGGAAGGAATCATGTGGGTAGCTGGTGGGTACCACGAAGGAACCGCCCGATGCGTATCCGCCATAGCTGGAAGGATGAACATAGTTCGGGTCATCCCACCCTGAATGTTTTGTGCCTCCGGATGCGCTTGCGGAAGTGGTCGTCGATGTGGTTACGCCTAAAGCGCTGTTTGTAGTATTTGTCAGATCATAGAGGCTCGCCAGGAGGTTGATCAGGTTTTTTATCGGGTTGATGGCTGCGTTGAAGATATCCACCAATCCCTTTACCATACCGATTGCTTTTTGCAGTGGCTCTGGAAGACCTGTGATCCAATCCTTGTTTTTTATTCCTACATCGAGGACCAGGTTCAAAGCCTTGGATGCCTTTGTTAATTCAGGGATAACCGCTAAACCAAGGGTCGTTTTTACACCGGCCAGGGCATCTTTCAAATTATCACTGACCTGACGAAATTCTTCCGTTTTGGCGATTGCGTTGCTGTCCAGGATATTCCCATACTTTGCAGCCTCATCCCCGGCCGCTTTTATCCCTGCAGCACCCATTGCCATCAGCGCACCCATCTTTTCACCCGATCGGCCGAACGTATCGGTCAGGAATCTTGTCCTCTCCAATGGGTTTTGGATCGCGTTGTATTGCCCGGCCAATTTGAGCATCCCTGCGTAGGTCACGTCGATGCCCTGGGTATTTGCGATCACCATTGCAGATTTGAGATCACTTACCGAGATCTCGGCAGCGTCTGCAGCGGCGATCAACTTCGACACATCCGTTGGTGAGTCGCCGATATCTCTGGAGAGATCCCGCACTTCCTTGGCCAGGCTCATGGTTGAGTCGACGGCTTGTTTTTCGAAACCGATCAGCGCAATAATTCCACCAATTCCCACCAGAGAAGAAAGATTCAACCCGAACAAACCCTGCGATAACTGGTTAAGTGGGGAGGTCGTGCTTTTGATCGCATCCTTGAATTTCGTGATGCTGTTCGTTGCCGCCGGTGGCAGGGAGGGTACGTTGGTCACCGATGAACCGATGGATTTCATCGATGAATTCACCATTGCCTCAGTCTTTTGGATCCCCGATGCGACATCGCTGTTATCCACAGCAAATGCGATCAGCAGGCTCATCAGTGTATTACCCATCGTTTTCAGTCTCCTCTCTCAGATCTTTGCCGCCATTTGCCAGGGTGATGATCTGGGCCATCTGCAGCATTTCATCGAGGCTTTGAGTTTTTTCGTTCCCAGCGCCTGGCATGAAATCTGTCGGTTTGGCGATATCCCCGGGTCCTCCCGCGATCGCGTCCAGTGTGTTGATGATCGCTGCGGTTGAAATTGCTGGTCCTACGTACTGCGTATCGCTGCCGAATGGCTCCACGTTATAGAATGCCATCCATTCAGAGAGCTCCTCGCTGTCGATCCTGGCCAGGAGCTCGCGGACGGTCATCCCGCCGAGGTGTCCGGCGAGTTTGAAGCAGAATCTCCGAAAGGGCTCTTTTTCAGCTTCTTCGTCAGCTCTTCGATATCCTTGTCGCCGATACCCGAAAGTGCCTGAGCCACAACGAAGACGCGCTGCAAAGCCGCGGCATTTTTCTTCCCCAGGAGTTCGATCTGGTTCTCCTTGAAGAGGCGATTGCCTTTCTCATCGCAGATGGTGAGTGACGCCAGCTTTGCCCGGAAGTTTTCGCGGTTGAAAACCTCATCGTCTCCCACTTGCTCGATCATGCTTGCCTCAAATTGGTCCCGTTCGGTGCCGGTCATGGCCCGCACGTAAACCTCGCCGCCCCATTCGGGGACTTTCACCAATTCTTTTTTCATATCCTGGGCAGCCAAGATTTGTTCTGCAGTTAAGATAGCCATTTTTCACACTCCACTTCGAATTTATTGTTGTTATGCCAGCGTAGGTTCGCCGGAGATCTTCAATTTCACGGCAGCCGTCAGAGCTCCGTTATGAGGCGAGCCCGGGTTGAAGCCCGTTACCAGGGCGTCGAACGTCCAGGTCACAGCAGGTGTCACCGGAAAGACCAGGCTGTAGACGTGTGTAACGCGCGTGACCATATCGGCGATTAATCCACCGGTAGCGTTTTTATGCGTGGCATGGTTCGGGTCATATTCGATCTCAAGAGTGACCTCTCCAGATCTCAGGATCGTTCCCACAACTTCCTCCCACGCGCCGGTCGAATCATGGCCGGTCACATCTTCTGTGTCCAGGCTCAGGTTTGGGCCTGAGATCTTGTTCACATGGGCGATCGCGGTGGAGACTCGCAATAACTGCGTTCCTAAAGCTGCATATTTGGTCATTTTTTACCTTCCCGATGCCCGTGGGCATCAATGTCTAATAAAGAGTTGGGGCGCCGCTGATCTTGAGTTTTGTACTGGCCGATAACTTGCCATTATGCGGCGCGCCCGGGTTGAATCCCACAACAAAGGCTGTGAAATCCCATTCATAACCACCCGGGAAAAGCATTTGGTAATTGCTGATCAGTTTGTTTTTGAACTTGTAGATCAGTCCGGACACAGCCTTATGGCTCGAAAGATTCGGATCATAGAGAAGATCGAGCGTTACTTCGCCGCTCCGCAGGATCGTTGCTACCACTTCTTCCCAGGCCGTTTCCTGGTCAAGCGTGGTTGCATCCTCTGTATCCAGGCTCAGGTTCGGTCCGCCGATCTTTTCCACCTGCCCGATCGTATTGAAGATTTCGCTGTTGGATGAATCAGTAGAGGTCGGGGCGGCCGTCAATCCCAGGCAGGTGCCGTTGTCCGTGGCGATATTCAGAGTGGCATCTGTTGTGGCCACGATCAGACGCCTCAAGACCACATCGGCGCCGGTCCCTTCCACAGTGAACATGGCCATGATCGCAGTATCCAGGGCCAAAGCAGCCCGGATCTTCCCGGCAACCTGAGCGGCCGTGTCGTTCAATGACACAGCTACACTCTTCGTGAGTGGGCTGCCGGTCATCCCTGCCGCGGTGATGATCACTGTCGCGTTTCCGGCCTGGGTGATGGTCCCTGCCACTGTAGCCGTTTCAACCTGCACCAGCCCGGTACCCATTTTCAGTAATGTTCCAAATGCAGCCTTTTTTGTCATCCTGCCTCCTCATACCAAATTTCGCAATCGACCAGGTAGCCAAAGAGATTGTTTTCCGTATTTCTTGGCATGGGCCGATGGTCCAGAACCAAAGAACTGATTGCCAGTGTATTTGGCGCAGTTCCGATCGTTCCTTTTTTCCCGTGGAATGCTCTCCTGATCAGCCTGGCGATTGCGCTTGCTTCTCCCTGGGTCGCTGCCCAAATGTCGAACTGCATCCTCGGGTGTACCAGGTCGCCGGTGTCCCCTGAGCTGTCGTGAGTTGATTCCATCGGCGTGCTTACCCGTGTAAAAACCACGCAGGGCAATGTCGCACCCACCGGGATCTCCATCGGGTAGATTCTCGTGCTGATCAGCGCCGACAAGCCGGTGATCGTAGCCAGGTAGGCCGGGATCGTATCTTCGATGGTCACGCTCATGAGGTTGCCTTTTCTATTTGATTCTTTGCTTCGATGGCCACAGCATTCAGGATGTCCTCCTGGTGCTCATCGACTGCCGGTCGCATATACGGGCGAGCTGGGATTTGAACCATTTTTGCGAAGATCCTCACGCCGTTATCTACCCAGGAGAGCATCTTCGCAAAAACCGGCATGATCACGCCGCCGAACTCATGGATCGCGCCATATTCGACAGTTGGGCCTACTTCTACCTCTGCCCTGGTTTCTGAACTTTCTCCATCAAAAACTTGGATCGAATTCACCAGGGCGCCGGTGACCACGTTCAGTCCCGGCCGTCCGGCGGATGCATTCATTCTGGCAAAGATTTGGATCACGCCACCGCCGATCCTGGCTAAAGCCAGGAGAGCTTCACCGCTGAGCGCATTTTGTACGCGCTCGGAGTTATCCTCATAGACGGTCATCGAAGCTGATACTTTCACCTATACCTCGATTCTGTTAAGCAAGACCCGGATACAAGAGGGTCCCTGTTGCACCGGCGAGAGCACTGTGAAAACCAGCGGAACGGATAGAGTCTCTCCGAACCGCTTGTCCACTTTGAAATGGTCGTCGGCTTTGATCGCCGTTCCCAGGGGTAGCCGCAAAGTGGCATCGTAGCTGATTGTGGAGAATTTTTCGCCTCTTCGCATTCCGCCCGGTCGCATATCCAGACCACAGGCTGTTTCTGCGCTGTCGCTTGGCCACGTTTCCACCTGTTCGTTCGTTGTCGCGTTCGGCGTGACCACCCTGGTCTGCACGTGCCCGGAATCCGGCATATTGGCCAGTTGGGCAGCTCGCATGAAAGTCAGATCATTACTCGGCAACATCGGCTCTCCTCAAGAAAGTGACGCCGGAGGACCCAAGTGCCAGCGATCGGTACTTGCTGGCCATCTCCAAAGCATTGGTTTTCTTCTGGCTCAGGCTGTAGGATCCGCCGTCCAC